TACTCCTGTTTCGATTGTCGCTGCTCCTGGTGTTGGCTATGCTTTGCAGGTTATTACTTGTGCCGTTAGGATTAATTACAACAGCATCGCTTATGCTACGGATAGTTCGGTGGCTATTTATGCGAGTACGGCTACCAATCCACAGTTCACAAAAGAGAATATCTTAAATGGAACAACAACGAGGATGCAACATTTGGTTGAAGGTACAACCAGCGGTTCTTCGGTAACTAATTTCATTGAGAATGCAGCGTTGGTTGTTAGCACAAACGGAGGTACGAATCCAACGGCAGGCAATTCAACGATAGATGTTTATTTGACTTACAGAGTTATATCATTATAAAATGGCTGAGCAGATAGGATTAAAGTTAAATGTAGATACGGCTACCATTGGTGAGTTAAGGAAAGAATTTAAGTCCTTACAGAAGGAGATAGCCAACACCCGTGAAGGGACTAAGGAGTATAACGATGCTTTGCTAAAGCTGGGCAATGTTAAGGGGGCGTTGAAGGATGTTAAAGAAGGGATAAATGCTTTAGACCCAGAGGCAAAGTTTCAGGCATTTGCAAAGATAGGAGGTACTATTGCCGGAGGGTTTCAGGCAGCGCAGGGGGCGATGGCTTTGTTTGGTGCTGAGGGGAAGGATGTAGAAAAAGCATTACTAAAGGTTCAGGCAGCAACGGCATTTGCTCAGGGGATACAATCGGTTTCAGAGTTCGGTAAGGCGTTTAAGATTTTCAATGCAATATTAAAAGCTAATCCTTTATTGCTGATTGCAACGGCTGTGGTCGGATTGGGAGTAGCGTTGTTTGCGCTGAGGGATAAGATTAAAATAGTTGGGGATACTTTTGCTGCGATTGGGAAGATATTTGATTTCGTTAAGGATAAGATTATTGCTTTCAGCGATGCGATAGGTCTTACAAATGTTAAGCAACAAGAGTTAGCCGAACAGACATTAGCAACTACTGAAATGGTTGCTCAGGCGGTTGGTGATAGGTATGACTATGAGATAGCTAAAGCAAATGCAGCAGGGAAGGAAGTAGCTGAATTAGAATTAGAAAAGACGGCTGCTGTTGAGAGGTCGTTGATGGCTCAACGTAATGCGCTAAAGGCGTTGGTTGGTGAACAAGGGAAAGCTACCGATGAGCAAAAGAAGAAGCTGGAAGAGCTGAACGAAGCAATTAAGAAAGCCCAACAAGATTTTATTATTGCCGAGATTGCTTTAGAAACAAAAGCAGAGGATGAGAGAGAAAAGAGAGGAGAAAAGAAAAAGAAAGACGATGAAGATAAAGCTAAAAAAGCAGAGGATGAGAGGAAAAAGGAATTAGACGAACAAAACAAATGGAATGAAATTTATACACAGACAGCTACCGAGCAAGCGCAATTTGAAGCTAACCGCATTCAAAATGAATTCAACGAACAGAATGAAGCGAGGAATGCTGATTTGGCTAATATACAAGCTACCCGTGAAAAGAATTTAGCCGATGAAGTATCATTCCAAAAGAACCGCAAGGATGCTTTAGAACAATCTGCTGCTGCGACAAACGAAAGTTTATTAACGCTTGGTAACTTATTCATAAAGAACCAAAAGAAGTTAGAGAAATTCCAAAAGGCAGTTGCCCTTAACCAGATATTAGTTGATACCGCTAAAGCTATTTCAACGACTATATCAAACGCCACACAAGCTGCTGCTGCTGGCGGGCCGGCTGCTCCTTACCTTCAAGTGGCTTACATAGCATCAGGCATAGCTACTGTGTTGGCTAATGTGGCAAGGGCTAAACAGATACTTTCCAAGTCGGGCGATACGCCCTCTGTTGACTTGGGAGGTGGAGGTGGGGGCGGTGGTACGTTCACCGGAGGGCAGGGGGTTACTTCACCTGTTACTCCACCGAGAAACGAATCTACTTTATTAACTCCCGACGGCAAACCTATTGAACCGATAAAGGCATTTGTTGTTGAAACAGATATTACTTCATCACAGAAAAAGATTAAGAGCATAGAAGGTAAAGCCACGTTTGGGTAGATATTAACATTTGTCAGATTCTTATATTTTTTATGATGAATACTTCCCTCCCTATTTATAAACTCGTAATCCAAGACGGGGACGATTCTGGCGTTGTGGCGATTGCTTTAGTTGATGAGCCAGCGATACAAAGGACTTGGCAGATGTTCAATTCTCAAAAGCATTTGTTTAAAGCCAACCCAGATAAGAAAATCATATCGGGCTTTTTAATGGTAGCCGACCTTCCTATTTACCGCAGGGACGAAAAGAGGGGTGAGTATTATGTTGTATTTGACAAACCTACCATTGAGAAAATAGTAAATAAATTCTTTCGTAATGGGTTTACGAGTTCGGTAAACAAGATGCACGACAAACCTGTTGAGGGGGTTTATATGTTTGAATCAATGGTAATAGATTCTCAAAGGGGAATTAAGACACCTACTGGTTACGATGAAGCACCGGAGGGCAGTTGGTTTGGCAGCTTTAAAGTTGACAATGAGCAGATATGGAATGACTTTATAAAGACGGGGACATTCAAAGGTTTTTCTGTCGAGGGGATATTTGACGAAAAGTATTTAGGGGAGGAAGAAGAGCAAGTTATTGAAAAAGTTATTGAGGCGATACAAGGATAAAAATTAACATTTCACTTTAAAATATATTAATTTAAAAAAAGTCATGTCAAATCTCAAAGAATCCATCAAACAGATATTAGGCGAAGAAAAGCTAACCGCTTTAAAAGTGCTTTTAAAGTTTAGCGAAGAAAAGAAATTCAAAGATGCGAAGTTGAAAGACGGCACTGTAATACGTTACGAAGGGGAAACCCCTGCTGCCGGAATGGAGATGTATGTTATCACAGCGGACGGACAAACCCCTGCTCCTGATGGCAATCATGAAATGGAGGACGGGACTGTTATCGTTGTTGAGGGTGGGAAAATTACTGAGGTTTTACCAACAGCAGAAAAAAATGAAGAACCAATGAATGACATGAAAACACTTCAAGAATCTGTTTCCGTACTTATGGAGCAGGTAAAGGAAATCGAAAAGATAAAAGCTGATTTTGTTGTTATGAGTGAGTTTATGAACTCAGTTAAAACACAAATGGAAAATCAGGAGAAATTCTCTAAAGAAGTATTTACTGCTTTGGAGAAACTTTCTGGGCTACCTTCCGAAGAACCAGCAAACCCCCCGAAGGATAAATTCGGAAAAGTAAAGTCCCTGAAAGAAGATATTAAGGGATGGAGAGAAGAAATTAAAAAACTAAAAAAATAAACCTTAAAACTTTCAAACAATGGGATTTACAGTATCAGCGTTAACTAACTACACAAACGAACAGAATTTTCCTCTGATTCGTGCTTCCATCTTTGGGGCTATGACCGCAAAGATGTTGAACAAACAAACCGGAATAAAATCGGCATCAACGATTAACATTCTTGCCTCACAGGTAGGGTTTCAGACGGGAGGCACTTGTGGCTTTTCGACTTCAGGAACAACTACGCTTTCGCAGCGTACTATCACTGTCGGCAAGATTAAGATTAATCAGTCATGGTGTCCTAAAGACCTTGAAGCTAAGTACACTCAGACACAGCTCGCTCCTGGTAGCAAGTATGAGAATCTTACCTTTGAGCAGATTATCACAGACGAGCTTTCTGAGCATATTGCCGAATCTCTTGAAGTGGCTATATGGACTGGCGACACAACTTTAGGTAATGCAAACCTTAATAAGTTTGACGGGCTGCTGAAAATCATTGATGCTGCATCTGGTGTAGTAAGTGCTACTTCGCAAGCTGCTATCAACAGTTCAACCGTTAGAGGTATAATGCAAGACATCTACACCAAGATTCCAGTTCAGGTTCTGAACGCTTCTGACATGGTAGTATTCTGTGGATTCGATACTTTCAGGACTTACCAGAATAAACTTGCAACCGATAACCTTTACCATATCACAGGGCAAGCCAGCAACTACGAAATGTTCATTGAGAACAGCCCTTTGAAACTCGTAGCTGTAAACGGGCTTAACAGTACAAACAGGATAATCGCTGCAAGAACTTCCAACCTCTTTATCGGTGTTGATTTAGAGAATGAAGAAGAAAAGTGGGAACTTTTCTACGCTAAAGAAGCGGACGAAATGAGATGGGTTGTTGAGTTCAAATACGGAACTCAGATAGCATTCCCTTCTGAGATTGTTAAGTACGCGAATTCGTAAATTAACCAGACAGGGTGAGGGGTTTCCTCACCCTTCATAATATTTTAAACATGGCTTGTGTATTAATATCAGGTAATACGATTGACTGCGCTGATAGTGTAGGTGGTGTAAAAACCATTTACATGACAGAGCTTGGCAACAAGAGTTCAATCACAACGACCTCTGGCGTTATAACGGCTTTCACCCTTACATCAGGCAAAAAATTCTGGACATTTGATTTAGAAAAAGAAAATGCGGAAGTGACCGAAACAACCCAGAGGAGCGTTGAGAATGGAACTTTGTTTTACGAACAATCGGTTACGTTCACTATTAAAAAGCTGAAGTCATCTTCACGTAATGATATTCGTTTGATTGCTCAAAACCGCCTAATGATAATCGCTCTGGATAAGAACGGTGTTTACTGGCTGTTGGGAGAGTTGAACGGGGTTGACATGGGTGGAGATAACACGGCTAAGACAGGTAAGGCGTTTGGTGATTTGAGCGGATATACCCTTTCTTTCACAGGCAAAGAAGAACTGCCGATGAAAGAGGTAACGGCTTCACTGATTACTGCCTTGACAGTTCCTGCGTAATTTAATTGAGATGAAAGAAAGAACCTCTACCTATCGGTGGGGGTTTTTTTTTAACAAAAGGGTAAAAAGTATATATATATAAAAGATGTTATTAATCAACAAGAACGCTAATAGTACGTTGATTCTTACACTAACGGAGAAAGTAACATTAACAAGTCCTTACTTTTTGTTTAGGTTTATCAATGATGTTACCAATCAGGAGAAAGCGTTTATCAGTTCGGACTTATCAACTCAAACGCAGCGATACAACAAATTTTTAATCACAGAAACCACAGGGACTAATATTTTAACAAGCGGAGTTATAACATTAAGTCCTACTGGTTACTGGCATTATGAGGTGTACGAGCAAACAAGTTCAACGAATACCGATTACATTCAAGCGACAAATAGAATACCAATTGAAACAGGCAAGGCAAGGGTAGTAGGAACTGAGGCGAGTGTACAGAGATACGATTCACAGAGCAAAACATTTGTAGTTTATGGAACTTAGGGTAATAAAATTCGAGGCGCATAAAGTACCGGAGTTCAAGGAGGTATCTTCTAAGGAGTGGGTATTGTATGGTGATGACAATTTGTACCCCGATTACTTACTGAACCTTTATTACCGCTCTGCCAAACATTCTGCTATCCTTAATGGCAAGGTTAACTATATCTCTGGCAATGGCATTACTAATGATGAAGTAGGTAATGCGAATGCAAACAAATACGAAAAGAACAACGAGTTTATCTTTAAATGCGTTGATGACTTTATACGATTCAATGGCTTTTATGTTGAAATGATTTGGGATAAGAAGGGCGGGAAGGTTGCCGAAATGTATCACGTACCTTTTCAAAGGATAAGGGTTTCAAAGGATAACGACAAATATTTTTATTCTACCGATTGGTCTAAGTCCAGTCAAGGGGTGAAGGAAGATTTCAAGACATACACGAAGTTCAACCCTAATAAACCATCCGGCTCACAGCTTTTTTATTATAAGTATGATTCTCCTATGGTATCTGGTAATAAGGGATTTTATCCTATACCTGAGTACATAGGTTGTATCCCTTCAATTGAAACGGGGATAGAGATTGCTAACTTTCATTTAAACAACATAAAGCAGGGCTTTTGGGGTAGCTTTATGATTAACTTTAACAATGGTCGCCCAAAGAACGAAGAAGAAGCGGACATAATTGAGAAAAGGATAAAGAAAAAGTTTGCAGGAACGGACAACGCAGGCAAGTTCATTTTGAATTGGGCGGATTCAAAGGACAAAGAATCTACTTTACAGGCACTTACTCCTAATGACATGGACAAGATGTTCATCGAATTGAGGAAGGATATAGACCAAGACCTTTTCGTGGGACACAGGGTAACTAATCCTATGATATTCGGCATTAAAACGGAAGGGCAGTTGGGTGGAAGGACAGAAATAGTAGAGGGGTATGAGTTATTTAAAAAGACCTACATACAGCCAAAACAAAATATCCTTGAAAGTATTTTAACCGGACTATATTCATTTACCACTGCCCCTGTTGATATAGAATTTAAAGAGGTAGAGCCGATAAATGCGTTTACATTCTCTGAGCAGACGATAAAAGAAGTAATGACTAAGGATGAGATTAGAGAGAAATTAGGAATGAAACCTCTTTCATCTGGAAGCATAGGTATGAGTATGAAATTTAGCGATGACGAACAACTTTCAAAAGTCATCCAGATATTTTCTTCTCACGGCAAGCCAAAAAAAGAATTTGAGGTAATAAAGTCCCGTCAACTTCATTTTAGTTCACAGGAGGAAATAGAGGAAAGCGAGGTTGAGTTTGAATTTGCAGACGAAGTACCTACCTTTTTAAGGAACATTTTAGACCTGTTATCTAAAGACCCTTTAATGCC